ACGATGCGACAATAACCCAGACAGGTAGTGGCGATCATTACATGAAACTTAATTTCTATACCGATGATTACGATGTTACGGCAACGCAATCAGGGGCAACCAACAAATCAATCACAGTCAATTACAACTGCACCACTAATTGCAATAAAACACTGACTATTAATCAAGCGGATTAATGAAAAAATTAATTCCTGTTTTTCTATTGTTCTTATTGGTTATGCCTTTAATAAATCAATATGATCTATATCAGGTTTTAAAGCTAAAAACATTTGACGCTTTGATCCCAGAAAAAGAGCCTTCGGGTTATTTTACTATTTTAAATATCACAGAAAATGATATAACTAGAGAGGGCGGTTATCCTCTATCTAGGCAAAGACTCTCAAAAATACAGATAGAATTATTAGAAAAGGGAGCAATAGGTGTAGGTTGGGTAGTCGCCTTTCCACAGCCAGACCGCTTTGGTGGCGATGAAGAGTTTGCGAAGGCATTGACATATGCTCCGAGCATTCTTGCTATGTTTGAGCATGACAACAACCAATACCCACAAACGATAGGAACTGTCATTTTAGGTAATGACAAGGGTGGAATAAAAGCAACGGGCGTTGTTGAAAACATCCCAATACTTAGGGATAGCGCATCTCAAGGTATAGCAGTTGCACGAACAGAAGTAGATTCGTTAGTAAGAAGATTGCCATTATTATTAAGGACTCCTGATGGTTGGGTTCCTGCTTACGGAACCGAAGTTTTGAAGATTCTAGCAGGGGCTAACACCTATGTCATCAAAACAAATGAAAATGGTTTAGAGCAAATAAGAGTTAAGGGTTTACCACCTGTTTCGGTGGATTCTTTAGGTAGGAAATGGATCAGTTGGGTGGATACTCCGCAAACCGATTTAAAAGAAATGGATGTTGAGGGCAAGTTTGTTTTTGTGGGATTTACAGCAAAAGGCATTATGCCTCAATTGTCCGTTCCAAATGGCAGGCTTTTAGAGCCACATAAAATACAAGCAGCATTAGCAGAAAGCGTATTAATACAGAATAGCCCACATGTTCCTGATTATGCGATTGCTTTAGAGGTAGGTATATTCGTTATTACAGTTGCCTTAATTTGGCTTCTGTTAAACGCATTAGGGATAACCTTGGGTTTGGTATCATTTTTCTTTGTAATGTCTCTAACAGGTTATTATGGTTATTGGACTATACAACAGGGTATTTTAATAGATGTTACATGGTCTTTGGTTTCACAATTTATAACAGGTTCTACTGCTTTTTATTTAAGATTTAGAGAACAGTACAAGCTTAGGCAAGAAATAAAAAAACAATTTGAACATTATCTTGATCCTAGGCAGGTTAAAGAATTACAAAAAAATCCTAGTTTATTAAAGTTAGGAGGAGAAAAAAGATATGCTACCTTCTTATTTACTGATGTTAGGGGGTTCACCTCAATGTCTGAGTCATTACCACCAGAAGATGTTACATACATTATGAATAAAGCCTTAACTGCACAACAAAAAGCGGTACAGAAGAATGAAGGCATGGTCGATAAATACATAGGTGACGCAATGATGGCAATATTCAATGCGCCTTTGGATCAATCGGATCACGAAACAAAAGCGGTCAACTGTGCTTTAGATATAATAGAGAACATGAAAGAGTTAAACGAAGAGTTTGAGCAAAAAGGATTGCCACCGATTGCAATAGGTATTGGGATTAACAGTGGCGAGGCGGTTATAGGAAATATGGGAAGTGAGTCTCGTTTTGATTATACTGCCATAGGAGATGCGGTAAATACAGGAGCAAGATTAGAGTCAGCAACAAAAGAGGCGGGGTTTGATCTTTTGATAGGGGAAAACACAGCAATGTTTAATAAACACAATGATTTTAAGTTTGTTAATGAAATATCTGTAAAAGGCAAAAAAGAGCCTTTGAGAGTATATACGAAGATTTTATAATGGGTTTCCCTTTTGAAATTATAACCATGCTTGGCTCAACCTTGTTGAGTAGTTTATTAAGCATTTGGTCGCAAAGCAGAAAAGCAAAAGAAGAACAACAGAAACTTCTCATAACGAGAGGTGAGTTTGAGATGAAAGCTAAAAAGCAATCTCTTGATCATGGCTTAAAAGATAAAGGATTTGCTTGGACAAGAAGAATAATAGCACTGACTGCTATATTCGCCATTGTTCTTTTACCAAAACTTGTAGCAGTATTTTATCCAATGGTTGATGTAACTGTAGGTTATACAAATTGGCAACCTGGATTTTGGTTTTTGAAAGAAGGTAGAGAGGTTTTTGAGTGGGTTACATTTCAAGGACTTGTTATTACACAGTTAGACACAAATTTAGTATCAGCTATTATTGGAATGTATTTCGGTGGTAGCCTAGTTAAAAGGTAGAGAAATAATATGCCATTAAAAAAATATGTTTTTAGAGCAGGAATCAACAAGGAAGGCACTAATTATAGCAATGAGGGCGGTTGGTTTGATGCAGATAAAGTTAGATTTAGAAAGGGCAGACCCGAAAGAATAGGCGGTTGGCAAAAATATTCTAATGATACATTTATTGGAACATGCAGAAAAATATATCCCTATAAAGCTACCAATGGAGATACCTTTGTTATATTAGGTACACATCAAAAACTTTATAATTTAAGTGGAGATGTTTATTACGACATAACACCAATAAGAGCAACTACTTCTGCTGGTGATGTTACCTTTGCAGCAACAGATGGTTCTACAACAATTACTGCAACAGATACCAGTCATGGAGCTGTAGAGGGAGACTTTGTAACTTTTTCAGGAGCTGCTACCTTGGGTGGAAACATAACAGCATCTGTTTTAAATCAAGAATATCAAATTGACTCTATTCCAAGCGCAAATACATACACTTTTACAGCTACCGCTACCGCTAATGCTAGTGACAGTGGTAATGGTGGGAGTAGTGTTGTTGGCGCTTATCAATTAAATTCTGGATTAGATGTTTATGTTCGTGGTACTGGTTGGGGTTTAAATTCATGGGGAGATGGAACTTTTGGTTCTGCTGGTGATTTAGGTTTTTCTAACCAATTAAGATTGTGGTCGCTTGATAACTTTGGAGATGATGCAATAGTTAATCCTAGAAATGGAGGCATTTTCTTTTGGGATAAATCAGATGGATTAACAACAAGAGCTGTTAATTTAACAGCAGAGTCAGGTGCTAGTGATGTTCCTACAAAATGTTTACAAGTTATGACATCAGATGTAGACAAACATGTAATAGCTTTTGGAGCAAATGCTATTGGTTCTTCTGATATTGATCCATTATTGGTTAGATTTTCAGATAGAGAAAGTGCGGTTGATTGGACTCCAACAGCAACAAACCAAGCAGGCGGAGTACAGTTATCTCAAGGATCAACAATTATTGGTGCTTTAAGAACAAGACAAGAAATACTAATTTGGACTGATGCTGGAATTGTTGCTATGCGCTTTGTAGGCGAACCTTTTATATTTTCTTTTACAGAAGTAGCAGAAGGACCAAGTTTGATTTCGCCTAATGCAGCAGCAACATCTAACAATAGAGTTTACTTTATGGATCGTAATGGATTTTATGTCTATTCAGGTTCAACCGAAAGGGTTCCATGCACTGTTTTAGATTATGTTTTATCTGACTTAAACCAAGATCAAGCGTATAAAGTATTTGCAGCTTCAAATGATAGCGTAAATGAAGTCATGTGGTTTTATCCTTCTGGCACAAGCATTGAAATAGATAAATATGTTATATATAACTATTTAGAACAAACGTGGTCTATAGGAACAACAACAGATAATTTTGTAAGAACGGCTTGGGATGAAGCAACAATATATGAATATCCTATTGCATCAAGCAAAAATGATAGCAGTTCTAATACCAATTATATATACAGCCATGAAATTGGTCATGGAGATGGAAACGATTCATTTACTGCTTATATAGAATCTAGTGATTTTGATTTAGAGCCTGATGGCGAAAGCTTTACATTTATATCTAAGTTAATACCTGATGTAGAGTTTAGAGATCAACAAAGCACAAGCGATACTGTAACCTTTACAATTAAAGGCAGAGACTATCCTTTGCAAGAATTATCAACATTACAAACAATTAATGTAACCCCTAACTCTACATTTGAAAATACTAGAGCTAGAAGCAGGCAAGCAGCTTTAAAAATATCTAACTCTTCTAGCGATTATGGTTGGCGTTTAGGCGATCTTAGACTACAAATTAGACCAGATGGTAGAAGATAATGATTGATATTAAAACAATAGCATTGCCTTTAGCTAGTGGTGATTATGATTCTAATAATGAAGCCTTAACAAGAAGAACAATTGAGCAAGCAATAGAATCTTTGAATGTTAAAATAGTAACCATACAAAGGATGCAATCAACAACAACAAGCAAAGCATCTAAACGGCATCAATTTTTATTAATGGGAATGAAACATGGCTGATGATTTAAAAGTGTTAGGTCAAGTAGACCCATCAGCAACAACAACAACAACTTTATATACTGTGCCTGATATGACACAGACAACTGTTAGCTCTATTGTGGCAGCAAATAGAACAGGTTCAGCAATAACATTTAGGTTAAGTGTTCATGTAGCTGGTGCAGGAGCTGATGATAAACAATATTTATATTACGACAAATCTGTTGCAGCAAATGATTCTTTTGCAATAGTTTTGGGAATAACACTAAATCAAACAGATGTAGTTAAGGTATATACAAGCGCAGTTGATATGAGCTTTAATATATTTGGCTGCGAAACCAAAGAGGAAAGATAGTGGCAGAAAAAGAAGGAAGATATTTAGGCAAAAGAAATGAAGAGTTAGAAGCTCTTTATTCTGAATTAAATTCTCTTGATAGAACTACAAAACAAGGAAGAAGAGATTTAAATGCAATTTCTCGTGAAATAAGGCAAGCAAAAACAGACCGCATTCTTTCTGGATTGAGAGGCATGTTTTCTCGTAAGTATCCTGTTCCAGCAGGGGCTTCGGGCGCTGCATCAACAATGGGATTTATAATGCCTGAAATGCCTGAACCTAAACCACGTTTATTAGCAGCAGAAGCTATGCCTTCAATTGAAGAAATTACAGTAAGCGCCCAACCAAGAATGCCATCATTAGAAGAGATTACAGTCAGTGCAGAAAAAAGACCTATGCCTCCACAAAAGCCAGCATTTAATGTTGCTTCTAAACTGGGCAGAAATCAATTAAAAAGCTTGCAAAAAAGAGCAGCTAGAATGAGAAGAAATCCAGACGCATATGTAAGAAATCCTGATTATGCTATTGAATTTTTGCCTGATTATTTACAAGAAAAATATAGAGATGAACTTATGCAATTAGCAGGACAATACGCAGGGGGCGGATTAATGGACATAAAACAACAGACACAAAATGTAGCAGCACAGGGTCGCTATGGAGACTCAATGCTAATGCACGTTAATCCAGCAGAAGTGCGTGGGTTATCACAAGTCATGCCTTTAACAGTAAATCCAGAGACAGGACAGCCTGAAGCTTTTCTTCCTTTCTTAGCACCTTTAGCAGGAAGTTTATTGGGAGGTAGTTTTTTAGCTGGAGTTGGTGGTATGAGCGCTTTAACTGCATCAGCACTAGGATCAGGATTGGCTCAATGGGCAGCAACAGGTGACTTTAAAAAAGGATTATTAGCTGGTGTAACAGGTTATGGTGTTGGAACTGCATTAGAAGGTGCGTCAGCAGCATCAGATGCAGCAGGAGCAGCAGATGCAGCAGCAGCATCAACGGAAGCAGCAATTGCAGGAGCTAATCCTTTAACATCTACACTTCCAGATATTTCAGGAATTAATCCTGCAATAACAACAGCAACAGATTTTGCTACCTCAACTCCATTACAAAATACTTTTTCAGGCGGATTTCAGGAAGGTTTAGGTAATTTAGCAACTGGTTTCTCAGACCCATTAGCAATGACAGCAATGTATAGCGGAATGGCTCCAACTGCAATGATGGAATCTGAAGAAGCATATTTAGAAAATATGAGAAGAATGCAAGAAGAAGAGGAAGAAAGCAGACGACAAAATTTCTTAAACACACCTGAGCCTATATTATATAGCGCTGGCGGTGGTTCAACAAATATGGACCCATCGGTTCAAGCAGATATTGAATTATTATCAATGATGGCTGATGGCGGAAGAACTGGGTATAGAAATGGTGGACCAATGGGTATGCCTGATTTTAATAATTTTTCAGGAGATCAACAAAGGTTTACACCAGCCAGACAAGCTTATGCAGTTAATCCAGACTTTTTAGCTGGGTTTGCTCCAGAAACAATGTATTTTCAACCAAACACATTAAACCAACCAGCAACAGCAACAACAACAGGTGGAGCGCCAGTCCTTGAAGATACATACGAAGGAAGCAAGGGCGGTTTTGGTGGCGTACAAGCAACTATAGCACCAACAACAGTAATTAATCCTTATGAGCAGTTTACTGGCTCAGCTCCTGCTGGATTAGAATTTGTTCAACCAGAGGTTGCTACTATTCCAGATGTTCCAGTAGACACACCGCCTACTACTCCACCTACTACCCCACCTACTACCCCGCCTACTACCCCGCCTATATTTCCTCCTGACTTTCCTATTAATTGGGATGATATTATTGGCGATATAGATATGCCTAGTATTAATTGGGATGACTATGGTATTGATTATCCGTTTAATTTTGATTCGAATAATCCAACAATGCCTAATATAAATATGCCTGATCCTGATATTGAAAATCCAGTTGGACAACCTAATTTAGGTACGCCATCTATAGATATGCCTACATTTGATCCAGTAGGGCAACCAGCGCCAGCAGCTCCTCCAGTTTTGGCGACACCACCAGAAATGATAACTCCTCTACCTATGCAACCAGAAAGCCTGATGCCTGATATAGATACACCTATAGTAAATTATGATATGGGTCCAGATAATATTGGAACTATGCCTGTACTTAATATGCCTACAACTGTACCTGATATGCAAATGCCTGACATGCAAACACCAATGCCAGAAATGCCAATATCATTGGCTCCTGAAACCAATGAAATTATGGCAGACCCAAATGTTTCACTTCCATTTCAAGAAGAAATAGATCGGTTAAATAATCGTATTCGTATTGATGATAGCCCTGTTTTTGTTGATCCTTTAAATATGAAACCACCTAGCATTGAAGAGGTTTTAGATGATGATGAAGTTATTTTAAGAGAAGAAATAGTTTCTCGTCCTGAGCCAGAATCTAAAAGAAAAGTTGGAAGAAAAAAAAGAATAGGAAGAGGTAGAAGAGCAGTAGGAGGAAGCACTGACTCAGAATCTATGCTTATTGAGATAGTACAGAAAGACCCACTAGCATCAGAAGTTGTTCAGTTTGTTTTAGGAAATTCTGACAACCAAGAAGTTATTCCTGCTTTTGTTGAAAAATATGGCAATGAATTATTTTTACAACTAAGAGAAGCTGTCTTACAAGAGTTGGCTCCAGATGCACAAACAGAAGGTTTGATTGAGGGAGTTGGCAATGGCGGAATGGATGACGATATTAATGGAATAATTGGAGATAAAGAAAAAATAGCAGTGTCTCAAGATGAGTTTATTATTCCTGCTGATGTTGTTTCTATGTTGGGTGATGGCAGTTCTCAAGCTGGATCAGAAGAACTTTACGGCATGATGGATAGAGTAAGGCAAACTAAAACAGGAACAACTGAACAAGCGCCTAGACTTGCTAATAAAGGAGGTTTGTTGCCAGCATGAATGAAGTAGCAGCTAAAGAAACTGCGTCTGGAGAATATAATATTTCTTTAATTATGCCAGACCAGTTAATGATAATATGGGAAGAAGCAGAAAGACATTTAAAAAAATCTTGTAAGCGATCTAAAGACAGGGTAACGACTAAAGATATATTTTATCAATGCCTTAATAATGAATCTTCTTTGTGGGTTATATTTGACACAGGAAATTTAAAAATAATTGGCTGTGTAGTTACGCAGATTAGTCCTTACCCAACTGGCAAAAGAATGTTAAACCTAGATCATGTTGCTGGTAAAAATATGGAACAGTGGATGAACAATGGTTTAGATGTATTAAAAAAATACGCTAAAGATAATAATTGCAATGGATTAGAAGGTGTTGGAAGAGATGGTTTTTGGCATTGGATAAAAAATAAAAATTGGAAAAGAACAGCAATTTTTGTTGAATATAATTTTGAGGAAGAAAAATGAGAAGATATAAGGGCGGAGGCAGTAGTACACCTGCACCACAACAAGTTACTACACAAACTTCTAATTTACCTGAATATGTAGAGCCTTATTACAAGAGACTACTACAAAGAGGAGAAGCCGAGTCATTACAGGGTTATACTCCGTATGGTGGTCAACGCTTAGAATACTTTGCTCCAGATGAATTGACATCTCAAGCAATGGTTCGTGGTTTTGCACAGTCTGGAACACCACAACAGTTTACAGATGCTTCCCAAAGATATGGTTCACAAGCGCCTTTAAGTTCAGGTTATCAAGCAGGTACTGCACAGTCTGGTTATGATGCAGCAGCAATGGGTCAAGGCTATCAAGCTGGAGATTTGCAATCAGGTTATCGAGCAGGCGATTTTGATTCTGGTTATCAAGCTAGAGATAGAGCTTCTCAATATCAAGCGGGTCAAGTAGGTGGGCAATATAGCCCAATGAATTATGAACAGAATATTGATAGGTTTATGTCACCTTATCAACAGAATGTTATTGATATAGAAAAAAGAGAAGCAAGAAGAGCTTCTGATATTGCAGCAAAACAAGGCGGTGATGCAGCAACGCAAGCTGGCGGTCTTGGCGGTTATCGAGAAGCCATTATGCAAGCAGAAAGAGAGCGTAATTTAGGGCAACAGTTAGGTGATATACAGTCAAGAGGTTCGCAAAGAGCATTTGAATCAGCACAACAACAACTAGAAAGGGAAAGGGCTTCTGGAATGGGAGCTGCAAGATTTGGACTGGAACAGTTTGGCGCACAACAACAAGCTTTACAATCACAAGAGCAAATGGCTCAAGCTTCATTTAATGCCTCTGAACAAGCTAGGCAACAAGCAGCATCTATGGGCATGAATGCACAACAACAAGAAGAAGCAGCTAGACAAGCACAAGAAAAATTTGCTCAATCTGCCTTTGGTGCGCAACAACAAGCAATGCAAGCTCAAGGGTCGCAAAGCATACAAGCATATCAAGCTGGAGAACAAGCCAGACAACAAGCAGCTAAACTTGGTTTAACAGCAGATCAACAGAATGAAGCTGCAAGACAGGCTCAAGAGAAATTTAGACAAAGTGCTTATGATTTATCTAATCGTTATAACTTAGCTTCGGCTCAAGGTTTAATGCAAACAGGACAGGGAATACAACAAGATGCTATATCTAGAATGCAAATGCTTGAAAACATTGGCAGGCAAGAAAGAGCCATTAGACAAGCGGGCAGAGATATAGGCTATGAAGACTTCTTGAGGCAGAAAGACTTTACTCAGAATCAATTGGGTCGGTTTAGCAATCTATTAAGAGGTGTTCCAATAACGCCTCAACAAACACAAAGCACATATCAACAACAACCTGGATTATTCCAAACTGCATTGGGTGCAGGTTTGAGTGGTCTTGGTCTTTATAGAGGATTTGGAGGTGGCGGTTAATGGCTAACCTAATACAAATAGCAGAAGAATTAGAATATATGCCAAAAGATCAATTGGCACAAATGACACAAGACCCTAATTCTACTTATCCACAGTTTTTAGTTTTAAGCGAAATACAGCGAAGAACTCAATTGGAAAAAGCTTACCAAGCACAAGCAACCCAAGCAGAACCACAAACAACAGTTGCTGAAGAAACAGTTGCTGAGTTTATGGCTCCTCAAGGCTTACAAGGCATGGCTCAACAACCTATGCCTCAAGACATGGCTGCCCCTATGCCTGAGTCTCCAATGCAAATGATGGCTGATGGAGGTCGGATTGGCTTTATGTCTGGAGGAAACAGTCCTAGATCAATATTACTAAGCACAATGGGAGCTAATCCTTCTGGTATGACCGATCAAGAAATGGGTGGGTTGATTACAAAAATGAACCAAGAATCAGAACAACTGCCAGCACGAAGAAGTTTTGGTTTAATGGAGGGAGAAATTGTTCCTGAAGTTGTTGAAGAAGAAGAGGAAATGATGGCTGGTGGAGGTCGTACTGGTTTCTTTGCTCTGGGAAGTACATCTGGTTATAACGTACAAAACTCACCAAGCCTTGCTGACAGCGAAACTATTGATGTAGCATCAATACCTGAAGAAACAAGAGCAGAAATAGTAGAAGCTTCTAAAGGATTAACCCCTGCACAAAAAGCAATGATAGGCATAAATGCAGCATCTTTAGCTTTAATGGTTACTCCTATACCAGGTGCAAGAATAGCTGCTGGAGTTCTTAAATTAGGACAGGGGGCATTTAGGGGTTTGCAAGCAGGAAAGGCAGCTTATCAAGCTAGAAAAGCTAAAATATTAATGGATCAAGGAAGAAAAGCTATAGATGCAGGAAAAGTTTCTGGAACAGGGCGAACAGCTTCTTATAATCCAGAAGTAGTAAGACAAGCAGGGGTAGACGCAATAAAAGGAATGCGAATACCTCAAAGAACTATTGCTGGTGGTATTGCTGGTGGAACAGCTTATAATTTATTTGAATCAGAAAATGAAGAAGATGAACCAGTTACGGCTCCAGTAGTAACTGATATAGATGATACAGATAAAATTATAGATACAGATACTGGTGCAACAGAAACAAAGAAAGGCGGTCTATTCTCTAACATAACCCCAGATCAAGGATTAACTATGGCACAACTAGGCGGAGTCCTTATGGGCGCTAGAAACATGTCAGAGCTTGGTACTGGTATTGCTGGAGTAGCTGGTCAAATGCAAGAAAGAAAGAGTGCAGCAGGATTAGAAGGCGCACAACAAGCTTACTATGAATCTCAAGCTAGAGAAGCAGACGCTAAAGTAGCAGCTATGCCTTTTGAGCAACTTAAAGATGAGTTTACTCTTATTAATGATCTTTATGAAACTCAAGTTGAGCAGAGTAGCGATCCGCTTGAAATACAAAGCACTCTTATTTATTTAAATTCTTTAAAAAGAAGGTTGGCAGAATTAAGAGGAATAGATATAAGCAAAGGCAGCAATATACTTGCCGAACAAAAAATAAGTTAATTTAAATGAGCATTTATCAAGCACCTGATGGGAGTAAATATAATATCCCAACAGACCCAACTAAAAGAGCTGAATTTGTTAATGCAGTTAAAGAAAAGTTTGGGGATGATTTAGACGAAACAACCATTCTAGGGCAAGCCAAAGAAACACTTAAAGGCGTACCTAGAGGGGCTTTATCTATGGTTGCTGATGTACCCTTAGGGGTAGCATCATTATTTGACATAGGCAACGATAGCGACCTTGTTC